GTGTAGGGATTTTCTTTTCTTCTGCCATATTTTCCAACTCCTTTTCTGCCATAGGCACTTCTATTTCTTTTTGATTTATCTTCAACGCTCTGCCAACTCCTACATCAGGGTCAGCAGGCAATGAAACCAATGAAATTTCTACCAATTCCCAATTTGTTATTACGTCACATTCGCCCTCATATCCATTCCAGTTTTCTCCAGGCGCAACATACATTGTCTTTGTGGGGCGGCATCTGATACTCGTTCCTTTAAGAGAGCCTCTTTGAACTTTGTCATACATAATCTGTGATTTTTCGTCTTTGTCAAAAGTAACTTCTGCATAGCCTTTTTTGTTCTCAAAATAAATTTTTTCGATTTTCCCCAATATCTTGTCGGTATCGTGGTTGAACAATAATGGGCAAAGTCCATTGTTGAACCTTGTCAGGTCTGCGGCTTCTGGAGTTGAAACAAGAATTTCTTTTACTCCAAAATCTACGCAAGGTGTTTCACTAACAAAAGACAGTTTGACTTTTCCGTCTTTTGCTTCCACATCACTAATTGGAAGTTCCCTTGTTATTACGTCATTCTTTGGTGTTGTTGCTTTCTTTTGAATCTGTTGTGTCGGAATCGTCTTTTCCGTCTGTTTTTTCTGTTCCGTCATTGCTTTCGCTACCTCCTTTGCTTATTTCTTCTTGAGTAATTCCTAATCTTTTCATTTCTTCTATTTCGGATTTTCGCTGTTCTAACACTTCCTGCCAGTCCATGCCTTTACTTGCACAAACCTCACGCAAGGTAGTTACATTACTGTTAATGCGTAAGGCATCTGCTTCTGCTTCTTTTTTGGGGTCTATCCAAGGCATACCCTCACCTAGCCAGATAGCTTCGTAGTAGTCTTGGTCATTTGCGTTAAAACCTGTTCCGTCAAGAAGTCCTTTCAGTTCGCACGATTCAACAAATTTTTTAAAGATAGGTCTTAAAACGTGTTCTATTAACGAACCTCTTAACTTGTCATAGGTTTTAGCGTCCTCAATTAAGTTCTGCCTTGCGCTTGAATAATTTACTTGTGTTACATCTCTGGAAGCACTCTCCAGTGAAATACCCATGCCACTAGCTATCATTCTTAGCTGTGTTACGATAAATTCTTTAGCTTCTGCCGCTTGTCCATTAGGAACAAGCGTTTTAACTGTTTCACCATTGTTCAGATAATTAACTGTTCCTGCGCTTATCTGGCTTATTGGTGCATAAGTCTTGTTGGCTTGCCCCATGTTGCGTCCAGGTGTTCCAGGGGCATCTTGTTCACGCTCTACAAATACAGATGTGCAAGCTAAAGTCTTTTGCTGAAAAGCAACCGCCTGATTGTAGTCCTCTAAGTCCTGATTCCTAACAATGCACTTTGCCAAAGGTGTTATCTCTCTGTATTGGCTAGGTCTTAACCTATCCCACCAAAAAATAATTCTGTTTGCAGGAATCCTTATGGGAACATAATCACTCATTCCGTTTGCGTTATAGCTTGTTAGCCAGTATGCTACTGGTTTCCCTATTTCGCTTAACTCCACACCGTCAGAAACAATGTTGTTTCCATACCTTGGATAATCTCCAGTATTGAGGTCATCTACTTCTCTAAGTTGTAATTGCAACCCATATTTTGAGTTCTTATCGTAGGAAGTGACAATCATTATTCCACCGTCTACCAACCGCCTAGTAACTGCCATTTGTAATATTTCCGTCATATCTTGACGTTCGGTAACATCACAATTTTCAGAATGGCAGAAGTCTTTCCATAAGCTTTCTATTTTGCTGTTGTAGCGTTGGTTTTTGGTCTTGGCTTGCATATTAAGTCCTGAACCTACAACATTACGCTTAAAAGCTTCTAAAACTCCGTTCATAATGTCTGAATTTCGTTCTAGGCTTCTTGCTCTGGCTCGCAAAGTAGTTCTGCTTGCCTTGTTCATTTCTTCGGCTCTAGCGTCCCAAGGAAATCCCTCGTCTTTTCTGCTAGGTGTTGCGGCTTCATACCCTAATCCGGTTCCTCGCCAGTCCCTTATAATGTTCTTGATTTTTTCAAATATTGTTGGACTTCTCAATTTCGCCATAATTCCCCTTTCACCTACAACCGCCGTACTTGAGTAAAACAGTTGTGGAATTTGTTCCTGCACCCATTGAGGATAGCTCGCTATCTATTTCTGATAACTGCGATTGAAGATTTTCCAATGCGGGCATTTTTACTCTTGCATTTCTAGTCTGAAATTCTTGCCCACCCTCTAAAATATTTGTGATAGCGGTTTGAATTGCGGCCTTTTGTGCTAAAAGCTCATCTTTTGTCATTGGGGTATCACCTCTCTAACTTGAAATCCTTATTAATGAATTTGTGCTCATCTACTTTGTGGTTGGCTTCTTCCTGCTTTATTTCTTGCGTATCTTCGTCAACTAATGCCCTAACATTCATAATGTCGGCTGCTGCCGCTGCGTAAACTTCGCAATCTAAGTAATGGTTGGGTTTACTGCTTGTAATCTGTTGCCATGTTTCAGTGCTTCTTCCGTCTTTTTCTGTTATTATTTTCTGTTCGCTTGTTATCATGTCTGCGTATTCTCTAGTAGTATCGGCATTTATTCTCCAGCTTCCCGCTGAATTAACATCTTTCGCTATCCTTGCGAACATCATGTTTTTATATTGGTCTGTATCTAATACATAAAGAACTTGCGGTTGCACCCATTTATCTCTAGGTCTTAGTTGTGTGATGTTAAAAGGCTTTATCATGGCATGGCTCGCACCTTTTACTGGTACGCAATATGGGTAACGCTGATAGCAGTATTCGTATGCTTCTTCTGTGTTGTAACCGCTATCTACGCAATATAAATTCACTTGCATTGTTTCTTGGCTATCTTCTATCGGCCAGTTTTGATCCATGACAGTATTTATATCTCCCCATGTCATGGCTTGCCCATTCGCTATAAGTTGTGACGTCATATTTGCGCCCCACGCTCTTATTACCCAATAGAAATATCCTTTTTGGCAGTCAACACCGCCAGTTAAAAGCTTCGCCCATTTAGGTACCAGTCCTTGTGGTATATTTGTTTTTTGGTGCATTATAGTAGTTGCCGCCACACTTGCCGCTTTAGGCTTCCAAGGTTCGCCAAGCCATGAATTTACAAAGTTCATTAATTTGCTAGGCTCATCTTTGCTTCTTACAAATTCCTCGGCTACATCTCCAAAAGTTACCCAAGGTGAATAAAGAGAGTTTATATGAAAGGCTATGTTGCGTGGATTTTCTATTTGCTTATCTGCTACCCACTTGCCTTTATTCAACATTTCTTTTTTATCTGTATCATTTATTTTTGCGTGACAAGCTGGGCATTGGTAATATGCCTCTTTCCTTGCCACCAATGGTTCAAATCCTTTTCCTTTGTTTTTTGGTATCTTCACGTTTTCAAAATCAAACGTCTGCCATTTTCCGCAAGCTGGGCATGGCATATAAAATTTGTACCTTACGTCTGCTGCTAGGTAGGCTTGATAAATATTCCCTTGCTCTGTTGTTGGAGTTGAAAACAATGCTATTTTCCTATCAGGCCAGTTCTTAGTTCTTTCCTTTGCAAGCTTTAAAGGACTTGCTTCTCTCCCTGTCCATTGTGGGTATTTGTCTATTTCGTCCATAATTACTTTTGGTACTGACCAGCTCGCAAGTTTGCCTGGCGATTGTGCGCCCTCTAACTTAACGAAACCGCCCTCAAAACGTAAAACTTGATTCTTAGAATTGTTCACATCAAACTTTTCGGCAACCGTAGGGCAATGCAATAATGCCTTTTGTAATCTGTCATTGGAAAAATCTTTGGCAAGGTCAGCATCTGGCAGAATGTAAAGTATTCTGCTCGGATCCCTATCAATGGTGTAGCCAACCATATTTATTCCTGCTTCTGTCGCCCCTATTTGCGTTGCTTTTAAGAGCGTGATACTTTCTATTGTTTCTTTGGTAAAAGCGTCCATAATGGCTTTTAAATACGGCACACGTTGAGTTTTCCATGTTCCCGCAAAAGAGCTTTCGTCTTTTGTCAGAACTCTATAGTTATCTGCCCACTCACTTACTGATAGTCTTTTTGGCGGTCGGAAGCTCTTTAGTGCGTGGCCTGCCACGTCCTCTAGGTTTTGCTGCCATACTCTGATAATTTCTGTCGTTATATAGCTCTGATAATTCTGTAAGGCAGTTGTTGACTTTGTTTTCCGCAATTTTAGTCACCTCTGTTGAACACTCTGGATATAACGTGTATGTTTCAACTCTTATTTCATTTGGGAGTGCTAACATCATTTGGCGAACTCTGGAAAACAAAGAAGTCATAAAAGCCTGAACCATTGTCAGGTCAATTAAATTTCCTAGCATGGCTTGCAACTTTATTTCTTCTTGTCGTGCTTTTGCATACTTTTCATCTGCATCTGCTTTTAGTTTCTTAGCAGCTGGGCTTGCTTCTCCACCCTCTAACCTTGCTATTCCTCTCCACGCTATGACAGTTTTTAAATTCCACCACCCACGTTCTTCTTTTTGCAAGCCTTGTTTTGCCCATGCTTTCAGCATAGTGTCACTTACTCCAAACAAGTCACAAACTTTAGCGGAATTAACAAGTATCTGCCTATCCTCTGTTGTCTTTATCCATTCGTGATTAGCCATTTTTCCCTCCCAAAAAAACGCACAAAAAAAGAACAACGATTATCTCGTTGCTCTTTTCTAGTTTATATAATAGCACTTATTATAGGGAAATTGGGGGCAAACATTAAGAAAATCTTTTCTCTAAAGAGGTAAAGGCCTTTTTTGTCATGTTTTTAACTGTTTTCGAACTATAATGAATTTTTTTAGCCGTTTCTTCTACTGTTAATCCTAGCCAAAATCTGTTCAGCATAACTTCCCTTTCGGGATTATTCAGCGTGTTTAATGCTTCTTGCAAAAATTCTAGTTCATGTTGTAGCACATCTATATCGTTCTTTAGCTTGGCTATCATTTCCATATAGCCTATTATATTTGTCGCAAGGCTTCTGTTCTCGCCATTGGTAGGATAGTAGGCTTTGGCTTCTAACCTTTTAGTATATTCCTTTCTGTCATCTATCTCTTGGGAAAGAAAATGCAGTTTTTTGATTCTTTCAGCTATCAAAAGTTTGACCCCCTTTTTTATTTTTGGGTTTTTTCTTGTTCTGCTATTTTTTTAAAAATATAATCAACCGTACTTTTGGGTTCTAATGCTGGCATAATCTTGAGACAATCACCTTGTATTAACTTAGTCGTCACTCTATCACTCTCCATAGTTGAACCACCTTATTACAGGCTCATAATAACTTACTTGGCTTATCTCCTGCCAATGCCCTAGCCATAGCAAGCATTACACCAGTAGATAGGTTAAATGTTTCTTTCTCATTGCAATTAGCAACATACGTTTTATGTTCTTTGTGGTTTGTGACTAATATACTGTTTCCATATTTTCTAACTGTAAACAAAGTTTCAAAAGCTATATTTGGTATCTCAATGTTTGCTACTTTTCCGTTCGTAAATATTGTTGCAACTTTCTTTCCATGCTTATTTTCTCCCATTTTCTTTGTTCTCCATTTCTTCTAGCACTCTCTTGCGTAAATTTTCCATGAGTTTCAAATATTCTGCTTGATTATTAGCTTCAATTTTTCTTGATTTTCTCTTTAGGAAAAATGTTATTACTCCGAAAACCAAAGCACTTATAAGTTCGATAGCTATTACACATAACGATACTTGCAAAATTTCT